ATATTTACCATCCCCCAGCCCCAGTTCTTTACTGCCACATATGAGGTTATATTCTGGACCTCCTATCACCAGCACATGAACTATATGATCGAGACTCTCCTGTCGTCTTTCCTTCCCCAGGGAAGAATGTTCAGACTGGGGACGGACAAGGGATATTGGTTTATTGGCTATGTGGATGATAGCCTGTCCTCCCAGGACAATTTTGATGATTTTTCAAGCACGGAGCGAATTATCCGATATAATTTTACAATGACCGTAAAAGGATTTATTCTTGCTCCTAATGGACCAGCAAACCCGGTACCAATCCGAAGATACCTGAGTGCCCCTACGGTGGTCTTTGAGATAGACGAAACGCCAACTGTGGACATTTTGACCGAAAGAGACCTGGCCGGTCCCCCGCTGGAGGACAAAAATGACAGCAAATTCTTCCTGAGCGACATAAATCAAGAATCAAAAACAAAACAAAAACCAACCACAAATGACAGATTTCTATTTAAAAAGACCTTTATTGATCCGATTTCTGGAAAAAAGACCATAAAATATATCAAAAGAATCGACCGAAACCAACGGAAGGGGGAATCTGTGTATTCCTCCTCCGACATAGCCACGCTGCAGGAGTTTTTATTGAACGAGGGGAAGACATAAAAATTGGGAAACGTTTGTATTCGCTCTAATTAAGTCAAGGTTGTAGCCTCACTATATTTAAAAAATCCTAAAAGAGGAAGTACATGGCAGAGCAAATTTTTAAAGCACCTGGATTTTTCGACAGAGAAATTGATCTAACTGTTGAAGTACAGAGCCCAACCGGCATTCCGGCTGGCGTCATTGGAACCGCCCAGAAGGGACCAGCCTTCGTTCCGGTTACCGTAGGATCTTTTGCTGACTTTAATACCAAATTTGGTACGTTAGACGCAAAAATGCCTGCTCCATATGGAGTAAACCTATTCCTGAAGAACAGATTCGCCCTTACATTTATCCGTACCCTCGGGGCAGGAGCAAATGAGACGGCAGCCGACATTGAGGCTACCAGAACAAAGGGCATTGTCGTAAACGCTGGTCTTAAAATCAGCGGCTCTGGGGTCAACCAGGGCACCGACTCCAGACACAATCACTCGGTTCAGTTCATCACTGCCCGTCACGTTGTAACCGGTACAGAGGTCGCTGGATTTCCTATGTTCTCGGACAACGACTCGTTCTTCACAACGGGTTCAGCTACGGACGTGCATCTTGTCCGTGGTGTACTTTTTAGTGCCTCCGGCACGAGATTGATGGTTCTCGACACCAATGAGTCTTTTGCAAATCTCTCAGATGACTTTGCAACTCCAGACTCAAGCAGAAAGGTCAAGATCGCCATTTCCAGTTCCGCTGGATCTTCCTTCGGTTCTACCGATGGTAACGCAGGCGTGAAGATCGTAACGGCATCCTTTAACCCAACAAGCGATGACTACTTTGCCAAGGTTCTTAACACGGATCCGGTTAAATTCGGAACAGAAAAGTACCTTCTCTACTTAAACTTTGCCGTTGACGACGAGATCGCCTCGGTATCCACTGGCTCTAAGTCGGTTTGTATCGCCTCCGGTTCTGACAACGTTTCCCAGACCTCCGGGGATACGTCCCTTAACTTCAGAAGCGCCTTCGGTAGATTCGACACAAGATACACTACCCCAACAAGCCCACAGGTTATTTCCCAACCCTTCGGCCTAACGGAATATGACCTTTTCAGATTTGAGACCCTTGATGACGGTGACTACGCCAACAGCAAGGTTAAGGTTTCTATCGCAAACGTCCAGGCTTCCACGGACCCTAAGAACCCATACGGATCCTTCGCGGTCCTTGTTAGGTCCTTCGGTGACGATGACGTAAATCTGGAGATTCTGGAACAGTTTAACAACTGTAACCTTAACCCAGACAGCGAGAGCTATGTTGGTCGTGTGGTAGGAGACACCAAGGTCTTCTTCAACTTTGATGTTGAAAATGAAGACGATCGTCGTCTTGTTAAGACCGGCAAATATCCTAACCGCTCCAACTTCGTTCGTGTGGTCATAGCCAGGGGCGTAGAGGACAAGGTTGTTCCGCCCAAGTCCCTTCCTTTCGGTTTCCGTGGGGTAAACGTCTACAACACAAATCCATTGCTCACGGATGCAACTTCGTCCCTGTCGGCCCTTACCCGCATGGGAGCCTCTGGTGCTGTCGGTTCTACCGACAACAGACTGCTCCACGCAATCGTTCCGCCTATCCCATTCCGCTTTAAGGTCACCCGTGGGGCTATTACCTCCGCAATTGGACCCGTGGGAACCCCTGGTCCTACAGAAATCGCAGATAGCCGTTATTACTGGGGCGTAAAGGTCACCAGAAACAACAACGACGTTCTTAATACCAACGTCAACGGCGAAGTCAACGATCTCGTTAAGGCATACACGGCCTTTGAGGGTATCAAAAAGTTGGACGTTTTGGTAACCGGATCCCAGGCAGACCTGTTTAACAACAACAAGTTCTCCCTTGCAAAAGTTGCCCTTGGAAACGCCGCAATCACCGACCTTACCGCCTCCGTGGACAGCCACATGAAGGAAGCTGCCTACCTCAGAAACGGTCAGTCAAATCCAAGCGACTACAAAATCAATGACACCTACATGAACCGTATCACCTTTGCAACACTCTTGCAGAATGGTGACGCCACGACCTTCAACCGCTTTGCAAACTACATGAAGTTCACAACTGTGATGTTCGGTGGCTGGAATGGTCTCAATATCCTTGACAAGGAACAGGGACACATGACAGACAAGGGAACCTCTGCCGAGAATGGCGGCGGGGCAAACGGTTCCTACGTGTCTCCGGGCTTTGCCACAAACCAGGCTGGTACCTCCAGGAGAAACAACTCCGTTGCCTCCTATCGTGTGGCCGGAAAGCTTATTACTGACCCATTTGTGAGCAACATGAACGTATTGGCCATCCCTGGTCAGAGAGAGCCGCTTGTCACGGACTTCGTTGGTGAGGCTGTTAGAACCTATGGTCTGGCAGAGTACCTTATGGATATTCCTTATTACGACTCTGACACAATCCGTATCTTCGACGGAGAAGCTGGAAAATACGTTTCTGTGAACAGAACCGCCGACATGTTTGAGAGCCGTGCAGTGGACAATGAGTTCGTTGCTGCATATTTCCCAAATGTGGTCCTGGAGGATTCCGTAAACAACAACAGAAGAGTACAGGTCCCTGCCTCCGTGGCTGCCCTGTCGGCAATCGGATTCAATGACAAGGTTGCCTACCCGTGGTTTGCCCCGGCAGGATTTAACCGTGCCGCCCTTGATTTCGTTAAAATGTCTCAGGTTAAGGTAAATCAACCAGAACGTGAGAGACTTTACGCTGTCAGGGTTAACCCAATCATCAAGCTCCCAGGGGAGGGTTTCGTTATCTTCTCCCAGCAGACGCTTGAGCAGGCCGGAACTGCCCTTCAGTCGATTAACGTCAACAGAATGGTTATCAGCATCAAACAACAGATTATTGCTGCCGGTAACTCCCTTATCTTCGACCAGCTTACCCCGGCAATCCGCCAGAGATTTGTGGACCTGGTTAAGCCAATATTGTCCACCGTTCAAATCCGTGACGGCATTGAGAGATTTGAAATCATCTGTGATGAACGCAACAACACCCAACAGGACGTTATTGCCAACAGAATGAATGCAAGTATTAAGGTTATTCCGGTGCGTGCAGCTGAGTTCATTGCAATCGACTTCATTATCACGAACAGTGGCATTCAGTTCGTTTAAAGAGGACTTTCCAAAATAAAACTAGGCCAATAGTTACATAAAGCGCAAGGATATAGAAAATGACCGAGATAAACTTTAAATCAGCAGGCGTATCGGCAAGGACGATAAACCTTACGGGTCCGACTGCACTTGTGCCAGTTGGCGTTCCTGCTGGCGTGGTGGGCACGGCTCAGAAGGGACCTGCTTTCGTTCCTGTGACCGTCCCAACGATTCAGGATTTCGTTGTTTCCTTTGGTAAGACAACCGACGGTGCCGTAAATGGTCCCCTAGCAACAAGTGAGTGGCTTAGAAATGCTCAGGCTGCTACATTCTTGCGGGTTCTTGGTATCGGCCTGGGTGCAGCCCGCACGACCTCTGGTCAAAACAGAGGAAAGGTAGCAAACGCAGGTTTTATCATCGGAGACCAACAGCCCCAGAGCACTCTCTCGGGTGCCCTCGGGTAT